GAAGATCGGTCCAGGCATAGTTTACCTCAGAGTATCCTTCTCTTGCCTTCAAGAAGTCCAGTTCTCACGGCTAGAGTCAAAAGTTTGTCTACGGCATCCCAAGAAAATACAGTTCCCTTCACTTTTCCATCGGGTGTTGCATATGTCTGCCCCGCTATGAATGAGTTGCTGTCGAAATCAAAGGTTGATCCAACAGAATCCTTCATACGAATTTCGATGAGAGACTGTCCGCTGAATGATGCAAAGCATCTATTTGTTTCCAACGAAGACGCATTGAATGCACAGAAACCGAACACAGAACCAGTGCTTGTGCTTGCAAATGTCTTCACAGCAGATCCATTGTTTGATATCATTCCATAAGAGCAGTTGCTTATTGCTATTCTTCCAAGATTTCCTGCCGTGCTTCTATCGCAGAAAACTCCAACATGGAAATCCTTTATACCAACATTCTTGCAAAGACCAGATTCAAGATCAGTTGGTTCATTGTCAACTACTTCGCCCAACTTGCTTCCCGTTGCGTGAATGGCAGTCTTATTGCTATAACCATTTGTATATCGATTGCTGTTGCCAAGCAATCCATAGAATATGGGCATTGCCTTGCCATCAAAGAAGATGTTCTTTACCTTTCTGAGTCCACCAGATCGAACTGACATGATGGTTCCTTGTCTGCGGAATACTGTTGGTATGATCTTGACCGTGATCGTATTGGTATTAACAGATCCCCACGAACCAGAATGTCCAGCACCACTAGTGCCGTTTATATGCATCATATGCGAGTGGTAGTTGTTTCCAAAGCGCACAGCGTCGTTCATCAGGCTTCCAGCGGGACCAGTGAAACTATAATAACTTCCAGACAATCCGCCAGTTGCTATACTTGTGTATTGGAATGGAGCGGTAAATCCAGCACTCAGTGTGCCTGTTGGAAATGTTGCGCCAGCAAAGTTTGCTGTTGATCCTATGATTATACCGGTGGTACTAGCCTTGCCATAATATCCAACTGGAACCGTGCTGAGATAGTGTCCTCTTCCCGTCTGAGATGCCGTGTTCAACCAGGAATTGCTGACAACTTCGCTGCAATCTGCTGTTGTACCATCGAATTGTGAGCCATAGTAGGCGTTTCCATACATTCTTGCCCATGCTGTATTGCCTGGTGGAATCGGAATCGCAAACCAATCATCGCGAATGGACGATTCTATTGTCAGTATTCCGTTCGTAACGCCAGTTAGTGTGTGACTGCCCAGAATGGCTGATTGGCGAACAATGTTGTTTCTTGGATTGCGCGGATACGATCCATAATAGTAAGTTGGGTTGTAATCTGGATCGAATGCCAGATCATAATCCTCTATTACTACACCATAACCAGGAGTTCTATTCTTGATTTCCGTATCCGTTCCATTCACTATACTTGCAAATGTGGTGCTGTCATTTGGCCTTACGCAACCAATCTGTATTTCATGAGTTACTCCACTATAAAATCCAGAGTATCCCGCGGCGGTTAGACCATATGTCTTGTAGTATTGGACATACTGAAGCATCAAAATTTCTGGTTCGGCACCAATCAATGCTATCCGTTCACCTTGTGGGTGATCGAAAAGTAAGGTTTCATCAAAATCATAGATTCCTGCTGCGATATTGATCGTGACAAATCCAGACTCTGTTATCGTTTTATCTGATAGAAACTGAATTGCTCTTTGTGGAGTTTTGAATGGAGATATTTCTTCTATTCCAGAATTGACCACATCATCGCCAAAAGGAGAAACATAGAGATTGAACATCCCCGTGATCGCTATCTTTTCTCCAGCGGCAATCGTTATTTTATGTGCCGAAAACTCTCCCATTAGATTATCCTCATAGTGCTGTTCCACCACCATAGATGGTCAAGGCGAGATATTGAAAATTGTCGCTGAATGTGGCACCCATTACATCATATATCTTTACCCCGAATGTAAGTCCCTGCAAGTTATAAGGATTTGCAAGGAACATCTGAGTAGCACCAGATCCATTTTTTATCACGGTTGCTTCAACTATGTATTTTTCCTGATCTGCGGTTCCAAGTTCCGTAACCATATCATGTGTGAATCTATAGTCTCCAGTTCCAAGCCTGGACACAGACCAAGATCCGCTTGCATAAGAGATGTCCACCGTGCAGCCAGCACCAGATGATGCTCTTGCCCACCTCTTTGCGGTGTTCTTGGCAATAATCGCACCACCACCAGATGGACCGAGTTTGAACAACTTGGCAACGGAATCCTTGCGGGTTTTAATGATCCATATGGCTACCATATGCTGAGGAACATTGTTGTGTTCAATATTTGCACCAGCATTCGCAAGAGTTCCACTAACCACAGGCGTGAGTCCAGTTGTGGAAACTACCACCGTGCCTGTGATATCGTGTGTGTGTGAAGAAGATGCTGGCATCGCCGCGCCATCAGCGGGATCGGTCGTTTCAATCAATACACTTCTGTTACCAGCAACAGAAAATCCTTTACCCGACAACACACGAACATTTGGGTGCTGATGCGCTCCAGCCTGAGAGATTGTTCCAGTAAATGTTGCATTAGCAGTTCCACCCATTGTTGCACTTAGTGTTATTGCGTGTCCGTGAATGGGCATTTCATCTGTAGTAAGAGAGTGTACTTCTTCTCCACCATATTTTCCAATCACATAGGAGTCAAATCCAGAAACCTGTACACCCGTGAGTCCCCTTGAATCACCCACGATGAATCTGGCACGAAGATCGGGTTTCTTGAAATGCGTTTTTGTTGGAGACTGAATCGTATAGAGCGAAAAACTTGTGCCAATGTTTGCAACATCATTTGTTGATAGTTCCAAACCATGTTGTACACCAGCGATGTCGTTTGGATCAATGTAAATACTTGCATTTGTTATAGTGGAAGTTGTAGCGGTATTGGTTACGGTTCCGCTGAGGATTGTTCCGAGTATTGAAACTCCACTCTTGGTGATGGTTATTTGCTTTCCTTCGATGTTGGTTGGCGTTAAAAACGATCCGCTGTTTAAAACAGACTGAAGTGTAGCACCTTGAATGAATCCATATATTTTTCCATCATCAAGGGCAGCGTAAAGATCCGAATACGTTGTATTGATGGGGAGAAAGCCTCCATCGCATATGTCCCAACCAGTGGGAATGTCTCCTGTTTTTCCAGCAAATGCCAGTATCGATCCAACTGGCTGTATTTCGCTTATGTCAACCGATGAATCGCCAAGAATCACATCTCCTGCGGTATTGACCACCACTCCATCCACAAGATCGGTTCCATCGTCTGTGGTTCCAGATATGATTATGACTGGTTTGACCACACTTCCTGGCGATGATGGTGCTGTTGTGGTCAACTTGCCAGCATTTGTATCGGAGAGATACAGAATGTAGGAGCCAGTAACGCCGCTAATGGTTGACATCAGCGAATCTGGCAGGGATATTTCTCCCGAGTATACGATTGTAAATCCAGTTGGATCTATGGACTCAACCACACCAACGAAGTTTCCGTTATTCTGATTGTTGGCTCTGGCTAGAACGTACAGATCGGTTGCTGGATCCCATCGAATCACATCTCCAACAGACAATACATCTCCGGTGATGCCAGAATCGGTGATTCTGTTCTTTACCGATCTTGTGTCTGCTAATGCTATTGGATCAAATGCACTTGTTCCCATTGATAATCCTTTTTAGAGTTCCGCATCCGCTTCGTAGTAAAATGCCAGAAATGTTGTTGCCGACGATCTACCAGCAACAAATCCACCAGAATGCTTATTGAGGAAAGCACCAAAACTAGAAGATGGTTTTCTGTTGAGAGTATATGTTGGAGTTCGCAGTTTAACGGGGAAAATAACTTGTGCCTCAGAGCCACCAGGAACATAAAATGCATCTGCGGTTTCTGGTTCTCCGGTTCCCCAGCCAAAAGATGAGTCGGAAATGGCACTGAACCTTCGTTCATATGTTGTCCCCATCGCATTTGTCTGATAGTATCTTCTACATGCGTCAAACTCGCTTGATTTATCACGCAGTTCAAAAGGCGATGGAGAACTACCTGGTTCAAGTTGAACTTGTGCAATGTAGATCGAATAGTTGCTTGTTCCCGCAATATTTGGGTTTATTGATTCGGTGACATCTTCATCCACAAGGTCAGATCCCGCTCTGACAAAGAATTGAATTTCTGGACCATCATTTCCTCCAGTTCCAACGACTCCATCACTACAATCTGGCAAATTGAAAGTGTGGGTGAATAGTGTCCATTGAGATGGAACATTCATGACAAATCCCGGCACCTTTTGAGAATTCTTTTCGACTCCAGTTACCGCATAATCAGGTGCAGTTCCGCCACCAAAGTCTCGGCGGAAAGATACTCCAAGTTTTGCGTTAGGAACCGTTCCTCTAGCGTAGAACGAAACCGTCGCTTGACCGCGTGGAAGATTCTCAATACCCTCGACTCGTTGGAAAAGATATGTCTGACTTCCCGAAGTGTATCCACCAGTACCGATTGCCATCTCAAGAGCATACTTGGAATAAACTTGCGACCCCTCCAAGTCTCCAAGACCGATGGGAATTCTATTGATTGATATTCCCAGTCTATCAGCAGTGGATCCTCCGCTGTTCACAAGTTTCCATCTATCAGCATTATATCTGTTTGGCTCTGTTGATGGATTTCTATATGAAAAAGTTGTGCCTCTCTGCCAGAAATCAAAATTTCCATTGATCAACTTGTTTCTATTTGCAGACGACATATTTGAGGAGATGTTAGTTCCCGAACCAGGATCGGAGTTGATGACCAAACCAACATAGTTCTGAACTATTCCCGCCGTTGGAGTCACCATGACCATCATGGGCTTCCTTACAGCACCAACACTAATCGGAGGAGTTTCCGTGAGACTACCCGCGTTTGTTCCAAGGAAGTAGACCATTCCTGGATTGAATGTAAGGCCAGATGAGTTTAGGTCAATATATCCAGAAATGGTAATCAAAGAGGATGCAGAGTTTCCACCATAGTTTGTCTTGGAGACAATCCCCAAGGCTTCTGCCTCTTCAACACTATTGTTCGATGCTTTGACATACGATCCATATGGGAACGACGCCGATGTGGTTCCCGAATCAAATCTCACAATATCTCCAACCGAGAAGAAGTTGGCATCGTGCTTGATTACGACATTGGAAGCATTCAACTTGGAATATAGAGAATCAATATCGACATTCTTGTTGCCGACATAGTTCATCACCATCGCCTTATTCGAACCAAGAGCATACAGGATGGGCTTGCGAATGCTTCCGGTCGATGATGGTGCTGTCTTGGTTATCTTTCCCGCCTCGGTATTGGAAAGGAAATAAAACTCTCCAGTGCCAAGAGAAGATACTGCGTCAGCCGTCGAGATGGCACTTGCAAAGTTTCCACTCACATAACCTATGGTGCTAACATCAACCGTCTCTGCTGTTCCATTTACGCCCACAACTATTCCAAGAGATTCCGCATTGGAAGCACTATTTGCCATTGCTAGAGTAAGACCATCCGTATTGATATCGTGTCTTACTACAACACCAAAAGTGATTCCCAATGCTGCGGCGGTTGTAATCCCCTCAAATCGCTTGATCAAGGATGAGTTTATCATCCTTGATGAACCATCGCTCAAGAATGTCGCTGCCCCATAGGTTTTGCCAGGAGAATCAAAGTATGTTTCAACATCTATGGTATTTCCAGCAGTATGAGTTGTAATCATCAACTTCGATGCTGGAGTGTTATCGTTTCCTTCACTCAGTACAAACTTATTGTTTCCAGAGTAAAGTTTTGCATCATTCGCAAAAGCAAGACTATCGCTTATTCTCCATGCGCTGTAGGTCTTGCCACCGTCGAAAGCCTTCCATAGGAAGTACTTGTCACCACACGCACCAGCGATAACGATACCGCCACCGCCAGCATTGGTGATTATGGCATCGGATGTGCCACCAGTTCCGCCATTGGAGTTAACAGCACCAAGCACTAGATTGTAGTCATCTATCGTTATTAGATTGGTATTTACGGTGGTGACGCTTCCATCAAATGTGATGTTTCCCGTGAATGTGTGATCACCAGGAACGATAGTATCAAATGATACGGTGACGACGCCATCATCACCTTGGCTCGCAGAAATACCAGAAACTCCAGAAATCTGATAAACCTTGAGCCTATTTAGTTTATCAATAATATCAGTATTCGTAAGAGTATACCACTCGTAGAAAGTATCCGACAGAGTAAGTGGTGGGATTATGTAATTGCTGCTTGCTGGACCTGTTGGCATCTCAGTTTCTCTTTGCTAGTAGTTCATCTAATATCTTGTTAAGTCTATTTATCTCTTTTTTCAAAGTTGCTATTTCATGCTCGACATTCCGCCGAAATAGAATATCCTTTTCCTTTTCCGGATCACTGATCGTCAGTACTCCAGACTTTCCATCTCTGTAGTACTTTTTCATTCCACAGCCACCACTCGTAGGTTCTTGATGGTTGGAACTTTTGTCTTATCTGTCGTATACATGCATATCTTTATTGAGAATCCATTGAAATCTTGTGTTGGTACAAGAGAATAAGAAACCTCTCGGAAATCGTATTTGTCAATGGAATATCTATTGGCAACATTCAAGGATTCGAACTGACTTAATGGCTCTTCCGACATCTTTTCGTAAGGTCGATTTTCCGCAACTTGAGTAAACTTCGTGGAATCCACCGTCTTTGCATAGACATCTATGCTTGATCCATTTGGAAGATTGGCATCGAAATATACCTTGAGTTCCTTTGCTACAAGTCCATTTGAAATTGTTGCAAATCTTGTTATATACCTAGAATTATCATCATCCTCGACACCAGTAACTGGTCTGTCCTCTAGCGAGTTGGAGATGAACTGCGGTACGAATCCCTTCGTGGTGAACGTCCACTTCTTTCTACCTCGCTTGCTAAGACCAGAACCAACAACGCCTTCGCCATCGATTGCAGCACTGCCAGTAGCACCAGGAACTGCTCTGTAGCCTAGCCTGGTGATCAATGGACCAGAAGACTTCTTGCCAAGAGGAGTATTGTAATACGAAGACGTAACTCTCCTACGCCTCCTTCTAGTTGGTTTGAATGCAAATGGAGTTGCTTCTGTTTCGATATCTTGTGAGGAACTTATTATGTAAGAAGCGGCGATGATGTTTGTCTTGTCCAGATCAAGCATGAAGGTATTCATACCATTGCTGTTGTTGCTCACATTCAACTTGAGAGTAACTTCAGTTCCAGTTTCTATCTTTTCTATGACTTCAGAAAGGTATACATTTCTTCCGTTTGAAAAGAAGTATTCCTTTCCTCCCGTTTCCAATACTCCAGTCATCGATATATCATCTGGAGTAAATACGAACATATTTGGCTGAAGCATGGAGATGTCTTCAAGTACATCGGCAGTGGAACCATCTGTGGATCCTTCCGACAAAGTTTGCACTTCCACAATTCGTGATCCATTGTTTGTTGTATCGAACTCGCATCGATATAGATTGAACATGAGATCGGTTTTGTTTTCTCCTGTAGTCTCGCTGTTGTTGTGCGACTTAAACAAGGATCCAGAACTGAATGTGGATGATATTCTTTCGTTTGTTGAAAGATCCTTTTCCCCAATCTTCGCCGTGAACACGGAGTACAACTTGCTATTCGTATGAAGAATGATGGCGTATTGTCCAGGAGACAAGAACACCGGAGTTGAGAATTTGAACGTGGTTGCTGTCGGTGTGGACGGATCCACATTCAACTCAGATGGATTTTTGACAACGGTGCTGAATGGCAGTATCACGGAAGTGTGTGGAATCCCATTTATGACCGGACACATCTTGACCGTGATGGGGAGTTCCTCATCCGCAGAGGCGATGTATATGTCAACACTTTCTGCAAAGAATCCATTCGGATAGACATCGTCTCTGATTTCAAAAGTCTGAGCCATTGGATCGACCCAGTTATTGTACTTTATGGTGTTGATGTTCTTACGCTTGAAAAGTGGAGTTGAAACTACCTTGTTGCTGTTTGGTGTCTGCTTTCGAATCTCGGGTGTGCGAATAGACTGAATATCCAATGTGTTCTGACTCTTCACACCAGTGCAGAAGAATACTGCTTCAGCAATCGTCGTGCAATTTTCAACATTGTTATTGGGGTCATCGGTGACTCTTATGAGTCTTTCTCCAACCTCAAATACACCACGGGGTATTGGAAGAACCACGTTCTTGAGAGATCCATCGTTTGGATCGGTCAAGAAAGGTCCAGTCACCGAACCACCATATTGAACGAAATCGACAGTCGCTCCGCTTTCTTGATAACGATAGCATATATCGCTCATGTTAACGTTGTCAACAAAGACATAAACAGGTGTTCCTGGTTTCAGATTATATGCGTTGAAGACCAAGATCTGATCGCGCATGTATGGAACAACACTTGTGTTTATTATTGTATCGGTGGAGACGTTGTTGTAATAGCCGTTCTTGCGGAAATCAAGTTGATAGGCATTCTTACTTGAATCTATTGGGTTCGTTTGCCTGAGTATTCCATCCTTGTTGAAGAACTTCTTTTCAACAGGATTGAGTGTGTTCTTTTCCCTCGTTCTTGCAAAAAACTCGGCATTCTTTCTGCTCTCGGCCTCTGTCAACTCCACAGATAGACCAGTCCAGAAACTTTCCCAATCGTTCCATTGTGTTCCGTGTCCATTCAATCCATCTATGTTTGCAGCAACCCATGCATCGTTTATGCGGTCATCATTGTATTTCACAACTGGTCTGAAGTCCCGATCAAACCAGAAATCTCCGTGTGGAGTTATGGTCATGTTTCCAACCCAATTTGGGAATCCAAATGGATTTACTTCTGTGACGGAACTTGCCTTGCTTTGACCAAGGACAGGAGTTGAATATCTGGTAAAGGACTCGCACAAGATGTTGTCTGGTGTTAGTGTTATACCAGATGCATTTTCGATATACTCCACATTATACGCATAGGATTCAAACGATGGCTTGAGTTCTCCCTTTTCGATATCGATTGAACACCTGTAATCTTCATTGAGAACATCTCCAACCGAGTGACCATTGAATGAATCTACGAGAATCGCCCTCTTGATGGCATCGGATCCATCGGACTTCTTTACATCCCTGTAGAGAACATTTGTTTCAAGATCGCTGACAACGACATGCTGCTCAAGATCGTCAACTCTCTTCGACACATCAATCATGTCCTTCATTGTCATCTTGTTGTTGGCGACGATCTGAGGCTTGACATCCTCTGGATTGTAAGTATACGCTGGCACACTTAGAATCGATATTGTCATCGAATCTGTCAAATCCTCTGGTATCTGTGGAATGTCGCTCGCTGTACCAGGAATTCTCCTGATTGTGGTAGTCTCATCATCAGCAGCGATATTTTTAGATACGACTATCTTGTCTATTCTTGGCAGATATGCCTTGTAGTCACTCTTGATCGTGTAATCAGATGGAATAAACCCACCACTATAGTTGAGTATTGGAATATTGTCTTTTCCAGCAAGAGGAACTTGGTTTATCGCTGTCTTTCCGCGTTCTCTATATCCGATGATATTTTCAACTGGGCGGAAGTCGATTGCATTGACGAGATTTATCGACTTTCCCGTGATCGGATCGCTGAATACTGAGATATTTTCATATGACACACCAGAGTTTAGATACGATTCCTTGATGAATGGACCATATCCACTATGAGTAAAGTATGAGTAGTTTACTCTGAAATTATACGAAGGCTCAAGGTTTATGGATTGGTTTGCAAAATCCTTTAGGTATTTCGCCTTGACATACAATCGCCCTCGACCATAAACACTTGCTCTTTGTCCAGAATCAAACTTGAACTTGTATGATATATCCTCATTGGTATTTGCATCTACAATGCTGTTGATGTTGTAAACATCTGCCTTATCCAACAAGAAATGAACAGAGTATATGCTGCCTCGACCCAAGTAATAAGTTGGATTATTGTTTATCACTCTACTATTGACAACAAGAGAACTGCTTATTGTCTGTTCAAATTGGGCAAGGGTCTTTGTTCTTATTTTTGTGTCTATGGAAGCAAGAAAGGTCTGTGCATCGGCCTTTACTTTTCCAACCAAAGCCCATTGACCATACTTGAGATTTTTCGTGAATTTAACGTGAGTTCCATTTGAGGTTATTGTTGCATTTGGATATGAAATTGTAATACTGCCCTGAGTTCTATTTGGTGTTCCTGGCAGAGCAATTCTAAGAATTTCTCCCACAACTGGTGGGGTTCCGCTTTGTGAACTAAATTGATTTGTACCCACAAATATGAGGTAGTACTCATCACCTTCATCTATGGGAAATTCTTGATTGCTGCCTGGTACTGAACCCTCATTAGTACACCATTTGAATGTGTTGCTGCCTAGGTTTACTGAAACCAAAGGCTTCTCCTCGCCAGGAACTACAGGGAAAGTTCTGAACACGGTGTGTACATAGGAAACTTCTTCATTCTCACTGATGAGTGTTGTTGGAACATCACCATTCAAAGAATATATCAATGGTTGATAGTTGAAGTTATTGACTTTTGGCAATAGGCTATTGCTCTCGCCAGTATCTCTAATGGTATTCAAATCAAATAAAAGTCGAGTTGATTGTCCAGTCGTTGTGTCTATGGAATAGAGATTTAGTCTTGTATTTGAACTTGACGATATAGGATCCCTTCTAGTTGACATCGAAGACAAATATGCTCTCATCTGTACACCTTGTTCGGGCGAATCGTTGTCTGCACCAAATATCGTGTCTGACGATGAGCCGTTCAACATTTCCATTCTGTGAAGCAGAGCCGTAAAGACAGCAGCGGAAAATCCTGCTGTTAGATAATCTGACGATGAAATCGGTCCTCCCGTAGTTCCGTAGACAGTGATTGGTCTGCTTCCATCATTTCCGATCACCCCACTTCCATCATTTTGAAAAAATAGTGGAATGATGTTTGTGTGAAATGGTCCAGTTCCATCAAAGTTTGTCTTGTATCTTCCAATGACATAGTTGTCAAAGCGATTTTGGGCCGAAACATCACTAAACGATCCTTCTTGCCGTGCCTTTGGTATTTCCACCGTGTCCTTGAACGCGGATTCATATTCATGTCCGTAGACATAGGCTTTACCGCCACCGATTTCTGCATACAGAGTATTTTCGTCCTTCTCCTTCATCGTGATGGAGAATGGCTTCACGATATAGTTTCCAGATTGATCATATGTTCTTTGAGCAAACAACTTGACCAGTTCTGGATATTGAGAGTTGTCGAATTTTCTTATGACTTCTCCGTTGTCGTATCTGACCAACTCAAAGAAGTTCTCTTGATCGGACACCCCGGAAAACTCAAGTTCAAGATCTATTCTATATCTGTGAGAACCTGGTGCATTATAGTTGTAACTGCCGTTTGCTGGATCTCTGAGGGTGAAATCGTCTCTTTCAGATAGTATGACCGATTTCACAGCAAATCCCATGGATCCAGTTGGATTTGCAAACTGCCGTATTTCGTTCGAACTGATATATGCTGGTTGAATCTGATTGATTGTTTTTACGAAGAAACCATCTATATAGAAGATTCCTTCCGCAACGGCAACCGTGTTGCAACTTCCCTTGTAAGGAACATTCGTTGAATCTGGTGCCGTTTTTGTATAGAGAAGAGTTGGAATGTCCACTTCCACGGTCGTATTGGCGGAAAACTCTGTTCCCGACATGTAACTGATTACCGCAACAACGTAGTTGTCTGCCTCACTATAGGCTGGGAGAAAATCAACGACTTTTGCTTTGGCTATGACATTGCTGTTGGAATCTCTCTGTATGATATTGTAGCCAACAAGATCTTCCGATGTCAGCGTCTTTGATATTGGAGTAGCGGCTGTCTGTAGAGATTGTGGTTGAAGTCGAATGAAATTTAAAGTCTGCGTACTGATCTGACCACCTATGACAACGCTTCCGTCCTTGAAAATGTGATCGCCAAACATCTCTATCTGATTCTGCAATATGGTCTGTAATTGAGTCAGTTCTCTTGACTGAACCGCATATCCTGGACGGAAAAGCATCCGCAGAAATCTCTTGTCCTCGTTGAAATCATCATAATAAGGAGATACATTGAAAAGTTCTGAATCGAAAGACATCTGCTTTTGCTCCTAGAAACCAATGACGATCTTGAATTGTTCCAATTGTTCCAAATTTCTTTCAATCGGACGTACATTTTCTATGTATAACAGATCGCCCGAACCTATTTCCAACTCTGGTGTCTGTATGCTGTTTATAGAAGTTGTTGTAAGGGCATTCTCAGCAGTGGTTCCATACGGAGTAAATTTCAACTGATCTGCGGTATTGAATACGCCTTTGACATTCGAAAGAGTTGCGACACCAGTAAAACCAACTCCACCATTCACCTTAAAATCGATGATGTTGCCAGTCACTCTTTTTAATGTTGTGGAATCGACTTGAGACAAGATTCCATCAAATGCAGATGAACTTGCCAAAACTCCATCGGTGAATGGATTGCTATCTACTATCGTCAACTTGGTTGTGAGATCATATTCTCCAAAATCGGTTGTTAACCTTGATGAGAATGCCGTAGATGCGATTCGTCCGAAGATCTCATCCCCACCAAAAGTGAGAAACTCGCTTCCACTGGTAGATCCAAAGTTTACTTGATTTACATACTCACCAAACACCTCATCGACTTCAACAATATCAGAGCCGCTGAGGGTGTATCCACCAGAAAATGTCATGGTCTTTCCAGCAACGAAAGAACCCAATGTGGTGTCTATCTCGACACTCTTGTCATAATAATCGTATGAGGTGATGGTTCCAGATGCGGACAATGTCAATCCAATGGTTCCAACGTATTGATTGACCGTATCCCCCGTCGCAAAAGCACCAGAGAATCCACTTCCATAGTAAACCCTTACACTATCAGAAGACTCATCGGATAATCTGAAGTCGCCAACAATATTTGTTATGAATAACTTATGATACTTGGAACCAGGTGTGGTTTCCCAATCCACTATTTTTGCTGTTGCTTTTGTTTCTTTTCCTACGATGTAATTTCCGGGTACAAACGACTCTTCTGTATATGCTTGCTTCTCAGGTTGTTTCTTTATCAAGACTTCGGAAATATTGCCTATATCATATCCAGCAAGGGTGAGTCCACCGTACAAAAAGGGATTCTTCACCAGACCAAACTGACGATATTCATTCCTGGTTGTTATCTTGCCGTTCTGAGTTCCCTCTATCTCAACAACTATCATTATGTTGGAAGCACCAAGTTCCTTCACAGCATTGAATCCATGTCCCCTGGGTAGTGAGAGGCTGGTCGAGATAGAGTTGTTCAGAAGATTTATCTGAGAACCTAAATCAACACTTGTGCTTTCGGTGGTTATTCTTGGCTTTGCATATGTGTAGTTTTTTCCACCATTGATGATCGACAATGCAGATATTTTTCTTTCAGATGTTGTGATTGGAACCACCAATGCTTCTGAGCCATCTCCATCAACGACAACATTTGGGACTATCTTAAAAATGCTTTGTTCCGTCAATTCCCTGTCGATGGCGGGATACACGCTTGCATAGTAGTAGGACACCCCAGATCCACCACCCTTTACGAAGTTGAGTATCCTGAAGTACTGGCCGATACCTGGTCCTTCGCTCACATATATCGCATAGTTGTCCCAGTTTCCACTTGCTGGATCGGAATCCTCTCCCGTGGACAAGAATGAGATGTATGTTGATCCAGCCGAATTTACCGTTATGCCAAGATCGGAAAAAATAGTCGGTTTAAATAGATTGCTTATTGTTCTATTAAAGGAGAATATTTTATTGAATACAGGACTGAGAGATGAGTCGATAGAAACGGAATCTATCGATCCAGCCCTTGCTGTGTTCTGCACTTCTCGCTGCTCAACATATTCTCCTAGAGAAAAATATACTGGAATATACTCAAGAGTTATATACTCAATATCATCCTCTTGAACCGTGTAGAGATATTTCCAACTATACCCATCGGAAAGGGTGATGACATCCGTTGATCTTCCCGTTGGCATGATAGTAGAAAGTCCATTGGCACCCATGCACTTGTATACATTGAAATCTGTTGTGACAACGTAGAAAGACTGACCATCCATGTCAGTGTTTTCTGAATATGGTGTATACGCATCCCCATATGTCCAATCTATTCTTGGAATGATGAATCGTATATGTTCGGGGCGCACTCTTTTTGCGAACAACATGTTTCGATAAGAATCATACTGATTCCTGGATGACTCGGCTATGGATGGAGGAATGACATCACTTTCAATCAGAGCGGTGCTGGCATTATCCTCGTATGGAGTCGATTTCCCCACAAAGAGATAGTAATAGTTGCTGTTTGTGACCTCAGACTTTATAAGCCCTATTAGGTCAGTCTTTAGATTGGTTTTTAATGCATTGTTTGCCATTTTAGAAGTTCGGTGATGCTAGTGATGTTGCTTCGATCAGACCATATTCATTATTCACACCCGTTGTTCCCAAGTAAGGAGTTCCTGCTGGATTGGAGTGGAAGTGATATCCCAACGGCATCTTGAAGAATCGATAGATGTTTACATCTCCAAACGACGCGCCGTGTCCAGTTCCACCACTCCAAATGCTGTTGTATCCTATCATTCCCCTGATGTTTGGGTGGTGATAGATTTCCCAGTACGCATAACTAAATCCCTGTGCTTCTATGTATCCTTCAAAACTACCGCTTGATCCAAGAGGAAGTCCTTGCGGATCATGGGTTTGTCCACTTGTTGTTTCCGGAACTATGCCCAATCCATAAGACACTCTTTCGATGGTTCCCGTATAGCCAACTGCATTGCTATCGACAAGAAATATTGTGGAACCAGCAACAAATCCACCACCAGTTATGCTTGCAGTTGTGGTGTCGAAATCTATTTGCTTGAGATAGAACGCACCCCAAGTTTGTCCAAGTTTTTGGAACTCAAAGACATCGGCAGATATCAGGTTGTTGTTCGATCCACTAGCAGCCAATATAGACCATGTTACGCCGCTGCCAAAGGTAAACCCGATTGGGGTGATGAGGAGTTTTCCGCCAGTCTGACCATATGATTGATAGGAACTGAACGTATTCCCTCTTGGATTGAATCCATTGATGTACTTGTTGTACAGATCGGCTGTAGTTCCCATCCTATATGGGGTGTAATGTCCGATGTATGGAATTTCATATCTTTGAAACTCTGAGTGGAATGGTAGGGAGTCGATTATATTTCGCTTCAATAGAACTTCACCAAACATCTTGAATCCAGCGGGATGGATTAGTTTCTTATACGTCTCCGCATATCGCTTGAATGCAATCTCGCTTTTCAACACATATGAAAATTGCTGATAGTAGTTTCCATCGAAAATCTTTTTGTTGGAACTCAACTTACCATCATTGCTTGAATAGAATCCTGGATATCTGCTCACACCACCAACGACGACTTTTGTCGATAGATTTCCATCCCCACTATTCGTGGAAGAGGATATCGATACCTTACCCTCCTCATAGCCTATTCCAGAATCTATTACTTTTATCGACTTTATCTCTCCTCTTTCATTTATAGTTTCTATGGCTACCGATAGTCCTATGCCATTACCCGTATTCACAACGACAAGAGGGTCCGTCTTTGAATAGTCTTTTCCCGTGGACAATATATCGATCTGAGTGACCACAGGATACACCGTCTCAAGGAAACCAAATGTTGTTGACTTGACTTCGTTTCCTGGAATAAAATCTCCAACCAAATCTTTGAGATATATTTCGGTTATGTCGTAGTAGTTTTTCCTGTACTGAACAACACGCTGTACAACGGCTGTGGCAACCACATCACCGCTTGTCGAGTTCACCTGATATACCTGACTGCCTTCTATGGCATAGTTTCCCGTTCCGCCATTACTTGTCGTTTTTATCGATATCGGTTCCACCCATTTTCCATCGGATGTCCTCAATATATCTTTTGATGGATGATAGACTTCCGCCGTAGCATTGTACAAAAGCCTGAACAAAAACTTATAAGCCTTTTCGGTTCCTTTTGCGCGATAGAACTCTCGCACATTCTTTAAGAAGTTGGCTTCATTGACTACGTTGCCCTCGGAATCGGTGGCAAGTTGAAACGGAAAATTTCGAAGATAGGTTTCTCGGAAATCATCAAAAAATATTCCAAGGCTTCTATCAACATCGGTCAAATCCATAAATCCATCTATGATTCCAAATGGATTCTCAACTCTTTCCATCCACTCGTAATACGCTTCTACGAAAGCACGAAATGTTTGATGATCTCTGTTGATGAAGTCGGGAACTTGATCAACGATTAAGTTACTAGGTCCAAACCTCTTGAGTATACGGGGAGACTCCTCCGATAAAGCAAGGGTTGGTGCCTGTGCTGGAGCAGTAACACCTGTAAATAGTAGGGGGACAACATTCATCAATAGTTTCCAGTAGCCGTATCAACAAAAGATATCTTGATGGGATTAGGGGAGTTGTTGTCGATCAAAAGAACCTGATTTCTCTTTGGTATGATGTCAACCCTCTGATCTGGAGTAACTTCGAATGTTATGTACGGAATGGAACCAGTACCTACGGGATTGAATCCACTCATAACCACCTTTCCAGTTGCATAGTCAATGGTCCCAAGTTTGTTTCGAACTACCACCTTGTCCAGTCCATTGTACCTATACATGATCAAACGACCGCTTCCGTTGTCTTCTATGAAGCAATCCCTGATGTTTCCATTTACATCTTTATGCTTGAATACAGATGTCTTGACGATGCTCTCCGCATAAGCGTCATAGGGATGAAAGATCGGCGCATCGAAGTACAGGGTATAGTTTCCTGCACTCACTGGAGATGGGACTATCTTCTTGTAGATTGTGGTGTTTATTCTATTGCTAACTATGCTATTGCTGGACAAATCGATGAGCCTTGAGAGTGAAGAATATCTGAACGGTGCATTAAACTTCCCCAAGTAAAGATTAAAGTAGTTTCTGACCGCTAGATTCACGATCTGTCTCATATCCGTTTCTGATATGAATGCTCTATTTGAATCATAAGATACACTACAATTTACATTAACGAAGGTATAATCGGGATCAACTATTTCGGTGGTTACAGCCACAATAGTTTTCTTGTTGATTATCTCTCTCTTCACAGCATCCTTCTGAGAATCGCTGAGTAGGTTTGTATTCTTAGGCAGGATCGATATGAACACCTTTCCGTGTTCCGGTGGATCGTTCTGCTCGCCACCCCAAACTCGTACAGATTCCGCTGAAGAATATTCACTCAAAATTATTGATTCAAAATCCCCCACCGTCACCGCTCTGTCCTGTGACTGATAGAATTTTGGAGCCGTGTAGCGTATCTTCTCGCTTGATTCTCTATCCCCACCACCATAAGATGGCGTGACCGTCGTAACGACGGAATCAAAATCATCTCCCGCAATTCCATTGAACTGAAATGAACTGAAATTCGTATCCTGTTTGCCGATGTCATTTCCAAGCAACCCATCGGTTTCGAAGTAAATTATGGTTATGAAACTACCTTCTTCTGGCTTCGCCCCAAAGATACCATCACCAAAACTAATCTCGTAATTTCCCCGATAGTTTTCATTTATGAAATAGACCTTGCTGCTCGGAGTTAGTTCGATAAATTTACTATTCTCTTTCCAAGACACATCCGCATTGGTTAGATCGGAGGACGAAGCCATAACGTAAATCTTGGTAAGGCTTCTATCGATCTTGTCAGACAAAATTTCAAACTTGGTTGAGTTGCTATCCGTTCGATAGACAAACGATGCAGACTTATACACCCCCTGCCTTACACTCACATTGGATGCTTTATAAGGGACACTGGACTTGTTTATAACAAATGCCTCTGTGCAAGTAAAGGTATAGTTTTCACCATCCTTGGTAGCAAAGAAGTTCGTACCCTGTGGAATGCTTGAAGGAACACCAGATGTTGCCCCAAACGTGACGTTCACGACAGCGGTGGATGCGCTCCTTGAATCTGGTACATATCCAAGATTTTTGGCTAATGAAACTATTGACCTTCTAAGTACGGCTGATTCCATGAAGGACTCGGACGCAAGCATATTTGCATACAACCCCATATAATGCGTATTGTATGCGAGCAAATCAAGAAGAACATTGATTCCCGATCCCTCATAGTCAAAATCGCTGAATTCACTCGTTCCCGAAAGATATGTCTTCAGGTTATTCTTTATCGAATCGAAATCTAAGTTTGTTACTGGAGTAGATAGTGCGCGATTTGGCATTTATCTCAGCCTTTCTAAGGTTACAAACATTTTAGATGTCTGTCTGCTGTTGAGAAGCATGAAAGAGATGCTGACCTCAAACATGTTTTTTTCGTTGTTGAACACCACTATCACATCATTTATCATCGCCCTTGGTTCATACCTGTTGAGAAGATCTATGATGTTTGATCGCAACATTACCGCTGTGATTGGGGTCGCTGGTTCAAATAGTAATTTAGATAGCCTTGCGTCTATTTCTGGTTTGAAAGGCTTGTCGTATTTGTTCATCAAAACTAGATTTCGAATCGACCTCTTCACAGCCTCTTCGTCCTTTTTCTGTGGTACATCACCCGTCATAGGATGCGGGGAGAAGTCAAGATCCAGATCTTTGAACAAATTTTTCCGTAGTTTATTCATCTGTAGTCTTTTGCTGAGTTCAGTAAGAATGAAATCTGATCTCGGGAATATTCAAACTCATTCTGCACATCAGTTTCATTCACATGGTCAAGAATGTTTGAATCACACCACTCAATTGTTATGTATCCATAAACTACTAAACTATCACTGCAAAAAAGGGGTAGTGTGGAGAAGGCTGTGGTGTCGTGAATCTCATAGAACTTCTTGGTGTTGGATTCAAACAAGGAATCGGTTGTTCTTATGAGTGGATTGTTTTCCCGTAGTTGTTGTATTATCTCAACAAATCTACTCACAAGAACATCCTGTCGAAACTGCATGGTCGAGGAAACCTTTGGATCACAAGATTGATGAGATATGCTCATCCTACGCATAGAAGAGCCATCAGCGAACTTTCCGCCATTATGAAACTGAGTTAAGGAGACGCGAGAAGCCTTTGCCTTCATCCTTAATTCACCAACCATGTCTGATATTCGCATATTTACTTGATTGAAAGTTTCTTCTTTCTTTACTGCCATTTTTTTTCTAAAGTACCTAAAGATTGGCTTCACCGCGACAAAAAGTCCAACCGCAGCGGTCAATGCACCCAAAAATGCAGCGAGGATCTCAATCCATCCTCTAATAGTATCCGTTTCCATAGATTTCTCCAAAGTAATGAAATATTTATCCTAATACAAAATGATGAATATTGTTCACTTTTAAGAGTCTATGCTGATAGATCCGATATCCCCACCAAAGCCTTGCATCGGTCTTGCCTTCCCAACGATCCTCGAAAAATCAACGGGACCATTGGGTACATTTATCCCATTTTCCGAAGCAACATCGACCAAGGCATCTCTACCTTGAGTACTGCTTATCATGTTCATTACAACTTGCCCACCAAAACAAGGATCCGATAGCAAACTTGCCACCAAACCGTTGGCAAGAGCGTAATCGGCCAATGCAGCGGCAGCGGCAATATATGCTGCTTCGTCGCCATCTATGAACCCCTGAATGCTTTCAGACGCATCTCCTATATTCCCCGCAAGTTTTCCGAGTTCATTTAGAACGCTGGCCGTCGCTATCAGTTCTTTATTTCCGCTTGCATCAACCTGATAGGAAACCTCATTCAGTAGTCTTTCTATTTCTGCCATATTTTCGGCAAAGTTTTCAAAGAATGGTCCAACTATTCTTGGATTTAGAGATGAGAATGCTTGTGAAAAATTGTCCTCAAGTTGCGCGCCTGGATCTTTCAACACATCCTTCATTGAGTTGTATGCAGACATGACTCCAAGAATTTGATCCAAAGTGGCATAAGCCTGATTTGGATTGCGAATCACACCACTCAAAATATCAGTATGATTTTGAAACTTTTGTAACTTATCGTTTACTTTGTCCAGTTTCTCGTTCAGTTCTTTGAGATTATTGTCGAGATCTTCGATTTCATTCAATTTTCCCATAAATCCGCCTATTTGCTCTCCAAAAGTGGAAAGGACAATAGAAAGAGGATTTTGTAGCAAGTTTCCGCTCATAAACGAATTGACAAACTTCTTAACTCCTGGTGGTATAAGACCAGAGATGACGCTGCAATTTGAACTCGCAAAGATGTTTTGATAAGAACTCATTTTAACTACCAGCCTCTACACTGCTAAGAGCAATAAGAAAATGTCCACAGGACGCTAAGTCTTTATTTCTACAGACGGGGGCATCTTCAACCATAACCGATGGCAAACCAGTTATCATACTGGCTTTATGTGTTGGGTTTCTATCATGCGGAGAAATAATGCTGCCAACTTTTGCGACTGGAATATCATTAACCAAGACGCTAAAAGCACCATTCAACACCTTGCCATCCCCAACGAAATCTCCAAGTTTTCCAACAGACAGCATTTAAAACTCACCTCCATCAAGCAAAGAGATATTGAAGTTTACAATTGGTTCAAATCCAGATTCAAGATAATATGGTGGAATACCCAAAGAACGAGTGACACACACATAGGAAATTCCATCATCGGGATTGTACACGACATCTCCTGGTTGATATTGTCGTGTGAGTGAGTATGTTCCTCTCCAAATCAGATATGCCATTTCATGCCCCTATGAATGGATTCGGATATAGTCCAGGAATGATCATAGCATCTGGTTGTCCCTTTCTAGAAGGGCAGTTCAACTTGATCAACGAAACCTTACCAGAAAGTGCAAGATCACTACCCGTCATGGTTTTCAGCACAACATCACCGGAGCCAAGGGAGTTAACAACAAAACCACCAACACCATAAACTTCACTAACACAATTTCCATACACGGTGGTGTACTTATTCCCCATGATGGTTTCCCTATAATCACCAAGAACTGAAACATCCCAAGTTCCATACACGACTGATCTAACGTCTCTCAAAGCCTGTAGGTTTACATTCCCGTCCACTTGTAAGTTTAGATTTCCACCAGACAACCTTGACCCTATATAAACATTGGCATCACCATTTATTGTTATGTTTGCAACACCATTGATTACCACATAATCGCTCCCTGCGATCAGTTCATAGTTATTTCCCTGAATCTTGTGAACTCTTGTTCCTGGTGGATTGTTTTTAAAGGCACTCGACACCTCTTCAAAAGATCCGCCTGGATTGTATGTGTGGTGCCGTTCCTTACCGGGGGTGTCATCCCATTCCTCCACCATTCCCGATTTGGTGGTGAAAACCTTGTTGTTTGGATATTGTGGGCTGTATGGGGTTTCTGGTTCAGACCATTTTTGAGTTTCAAAGGTATCCCATGCAACGGGAACATTTGACACTGCTGTATCCTTCTTGGCCTGTACGATGGTTTGATCTGTATTTTTTCCCGTTGCGAGAAAATTGACATCACCATGTTTTGCGTCAACATATTCCTTCGTTGGATATGTTCCGGAAGGATCGTTGAACCCCAAATTCTTGTTGGCTATTTCCTGAGGTATTCCCCCGACAGAAAACATCACCACTGGCTGCTGTGCGTTCTCACCATCCCTGAAAAACCCAAAAACATGCGATCCCTCAACCAATCCAGTTGGAGATTTACCTATTCCGCTAATTGAAGCACTTGTTATGTCAAGAAGAGGATGCGCCCAAGGCAGATCGCTTGTTGGTAGTGTCTTCTTGTTTTCCGGATGATATCCAAACACTCGGACACGAACTCGACCAAGCGTCAATGGGTCATTGGTGTCTTCAACAACACCAAACCACCAAACAAATCCATTCTGACCCATTATCATCCGATGTCATTTCCTTTCGTCATACCCAAAATTCTCGTTACCCCACCTCTCCCAATCAAGTAGTTCTTCTTTGGTGTAGGGAAGTTTCCACAACTTCTTTTCTGTTTCTGCTGGCGTGATTACCTTGTTTTCGTTCTCTTCCATGCTATTCTCCATTGTAAAAATTAAACCTCATACCCATCAGGAATTCCCTTTATGAGGGAGTCCTTTGCCATTGTTATGGTTGTGTTGTACCCAACCTCTCTATTTATCATGTGCTTCAGGGATACTATCACGTATCTACCACTAAGGTATTGATCTTCCCAATCCTTTTCTTTTGCATCCATATATCCCGTTTTTGCTATCTCAAAATCTATCACATCAAGCAATCGTAGAGTGGAATTTCCATTGACAAGCAAACTCATCGTCAATGTATTGAACTGATTTATGATACTTGCCTTATCGGGAAAGAAATTCTGCGGAACATCATTTTCCTTCACGTTGTTAAATCTATCCGCTTGCACAGGAAGATAGTTCATGAATCCCATCTTTGCATCAACAAAACGTCTGTTGCTTTTTGGAATGAGTTTTTCTGGGTTGAGGTGATTCACCTTGTCAAATGATTCATGATAGTCGTATTCATAGTAGTTCATTTTCTTATTTGTTATATCATGAGTCATCAAGTAACCAGAGTACATACCTCGCCGATATTCATTGATTCTATCGAAGTATGAGTTCACCTGATAATCCTGAACTCTTTGAAAATATCGATTGACATCGGCCATGTTCATTGGAGTTGGAGGCTCATGTCTATACGACATCACTGGCGGCTTGTTCATCCTGAAGACAATATCTGAGAGGTGAAATCCATCCACATCTTCATAGAACACGAAACAAGATGGAGCATTTCTATTCGAAGGTCCAGAAGAAAATGCTCTTTGTGCAAGCCAGTTTATGGAGTAGAGCGGAGACCAGTAGGGGAATACAAACTGAAATTCTTTATTGCTCACGGGATCGATTGTCAATCGCGAAGTATCCTTGAAGTTCTCTGAAAAAATATCAAACACCATCTTCGATAGAGAACCCTTTTTCGAGCAGGAAATCCTCTTCATGTTGTTTTCATACTGAATGTTGCTGACAAACTGCAACTTGTACGTTTCAGTTTTTTCATTCGATGTTCGTGACTTTCCAAGCACGGTGAATACCTTCCCCGTTATTTCAATTGGTGTCTCGGCATTCGGAGTTTTGAAGGATATCAGTATCGTCTCGTTGCCAACGATGGGAATGGCTTCAGAGTAGTTAAGTGCATCAAGCAACAACACTTCTCCAACCATTTTCGTGTCGTATATGGTTTCATACAAAAGAAGTTCTATAAACTGCCCTTTGAGATCAACCGCTGGTCCACCGCTGTTGGATACGATCTCCAACTTGAGCAATTGATAATCGTTCTGCTTGGAATAAGAGTTGCTGTTTGATATTGATTCAGGCATTGGTCAAGAAGGAATCTATGTTTCTGTTTATATTCGACATGTATCTTGGTTCTATCAGAGTGATGTTTCTCTTTTCATCATTGAGCCGCTCCTCATAATCTCTATTGGTTATAACATCGTCTCCATGGTCTTCCAGAATGTATCTTCCAAGAGGAGTTGCACCAAATGTAAATCCGAAACTTGATGTTGACAGAAACTGATTATGAAGAGACTTTGGAACCCGCGGATTCAATATTTCCTTATCGCTATTTTCGAAATGATGGACTGCATAAGGAGATGCGATCACCTTTCCTATTCTACCGACATAATAAGTCGTTTCTCCCAACACATTGGTGTTGGCACCAGCAATCAAATCACCTTCTGTTGGTATCCATGCGGTCTTCTGTGTGAAGTCCATCACAAGCCTACAATATTGAGGATCATACTCCACAACTCTTGCGTTTTTCAATGAGTCCAAGATGGATGGTTGTGCAGCAGCACTGCTCGTACCTGTGGCATAGACAATGTCATTCGTTCTGAACGATCCCTCAAATGCGGTTTGACCACCCACGCTCGTCAAAAACAAAGTGTAACCTGGATATTTTTCTTGAACATAGTTGTCGAATGCAACGGAAGACAAGACCCAATCGTAGTAAGGATTGACCATGTTGTTTAGGTCTAATATAACCCAATGCACCCTAGAATCATCGTATATTCTATGAGCAACTATGTCGGGTCTATCGGTTTCATTCACCGTCACGTTCAATGGATATGCACCTTCATCGATGACCGTCTGCTCTACCTTGAATCTGACGGTGATATCAGACATCTGCCTGTATCCCTGTGGCGTCAAGTAGTTTACTATTGGCAATTTGTCGTACATGTATCAGTATCCGTGAACAATATGTTCGTTTGTTAGTTGTTCCATTTCTTGGAACCCCAATTCAAGGCGAATGAACGCTGGCTTGGCATCTGTGAATGTCTTAAAATCTCCTGCTGCGGAAAAATCCACGTTTACCGATTGCAGAGCAAGTTTTGGCAATTTTGGAAGATTGTCATTGATCACAACCATCCCACTTGGTTCTTCTATTGTATAGAACGTCAACTCAAACTCTGCGGGAAAAGTGAAGAAATGTCCACCACCACCCTGCAATCCTGGATATGCATGATAACGAAGCATTCTTATGATGTTGAGTACCGTCTCCGCTTCCTTTTCGTTTTTTGGCATGAAGTCAAAGGAAAAACTATGGGATCTAACGCCAACATCGCGAAACATCATTTGCTTTCTTGGGTTGGCGACTGTTCTTGTCTGAGCAGCCCTGACAGCGGCAAGATTCGTTTCTTGTGCCACCTCATTCAAAGCACCACCAACCGCAGCCACACCGTTTGCCATCTCTCCTATCTTCGCAACAGCATCCGATACCGTTCGTCTACCTATCTTTTCTATCAATGCAGAGGCGGCACCTCTTTTGCCAGTTAGGGCATCAAGAATCATCTTTGTCGTACCCATATCTTCCTCAGAGTAAACCAACTGATCATTCATGGTTATTTTCTGAGGCATATACAAGGCGATTGTGTCTTTTGATTTTATGTTTGCCTTGGTGAATCTTCTGTTTGCCAAGAGTATATTTTGCTCACTCTTTGGTCTGTTTGCAAGCCTACCACCAGTTCCCCGCTGATTGAAGTTTCTTGGATTTGCATTTGCTTCTGCTAAGGCATCGCTATTTGTTTCATCAACAATGCTATTGAAATAGTTCACACCACTCTCAGCGGCCTGATAGACAAATTGCGCTGCTCCCACTGCGGTATTTGCGATTCTAATGCTGTTGTCGACGGGATTTATATAACTTAGTGTTCCAGAATCAGGATCAACTTCTCCGACAGAGTTAGTAAGTGCGCCTTGCAAGGCATTATCAACAGCACCTATCCTTTCGTCTGAAGTCAATCCCAAGGATCCAAGTCCACCACCCCCTATTATGGCATCGGAATATCGTCTGGCTTGTTCCTGCGAAAACCCCGCTTGAATCAACGAATTGTAGGCATAGTTTCTATCGGTTTCGCTGTTGCCACCACCACCTCCAGATTGACTACCAAATTGCAACCCACCTTTTGCGAGTAGGGAACTCTGTATTTGATTTGCTTGTCTTGTCTTCAGTCGAACCTCATCAGAGGATCCTTGATAAATATTGAACATGATGAAGTGATGAAACCTTCTGTTTATTCCAAGATCAGAAGGATATGATAAAAATGAGGGTATGTTCAGTATTTCGTTCTTCTGATTTGGATTTGTTGTTGATGCTGTGATATCTCCCGAAGGAGAAACATCTGTTCCTATATTTCCAGGCGATGATGTTGCATTGAGAAGTTCTTCAAGAGAACCATTACCCGTTCTATAGAATGAATTTCTATTCCTAGCCCTTGCTCCCGCACCAGCGGCACCGAGTATGGGATACTCAAGTTGAGTTGGTATGGTTTGATTTTCAGCGTAGTACTTGTTGTTCGGAGCGTATTGTGGCATATGGTTAACCGAGAAAATAAATTCCTACAGGGTGTGTTCAGTCCAAAAAACCCCAAAAAATACAAAGGGGATCCAACGAAGATTATTTATAGAAGTTCTTGGGAAAGAAAGTTCATGAACTACTGCGACTCAAAAGAGTCGATAGTGGAGTGGTCGAGTGAGTCAACCATAGTTCCTTACAAATACGACATGGATGGCAAAACGCACCGATACTTCATAGACTTCAAGATAGTCGTGCAAGAAAAAAACAACGAACTACAGACATATCTGGTGGAAATAAAGCCAAAGAAGCAAACTCAGCCACCGAAACAGCCAAAAAGAAAGACCAAGACGTATCTGTACGAGTCTTTTCAGTATGTAAAGAACCAAAATAAATGGGAAGCGGCGAAGAACTATGCGACTGCGCGTGGCTGGAAGTTCATCGTTTTAACGGAAGCGGATCTTGGGATAAAGGGGTAAAATGAAAAAACCAGAAATCGATTCCGAAGATCCAATGACCCTTAAGATCATCTTTGAAGAACTATCGAAGATGAAGGACGAGGATCTAGATTCCCCAAAAGAAGATGTTGAGATTGCCTCTCTGCGCTGGTACGAGCAATTTGCTGTGGAGGCATATAGAGCAATCACCCAAACCGATGAAAGAAACTACAAATCGAAGAGAACGATAATAACGAATAGCATACCAAACTACTATGTTCCCACAAAAAGGGCTGGTACGATGTGGTCTTTCATATATGAAGCAGATAGCGACAAACTTCCCTATTGGGATAGAATTCCCCTCATTCTGAGGATGATTGATAATGCAGACGATCCGAATAGTTTTCTTGGTATAAATCTACACTATCTCTATCCGAGATACAGAAAGATCCTCCTAATGAGTCTTCTGTCGAAATTAAATGGCGACATGTCAAACGATGAGTCCAGAATTCTTGGACTAAACATGCAAAGGCTCTCTATTTTTCCGAATAAATATGGTAGGGCGTGTATTCGTAGATACAAATACGACAACATTAGAATGAAACCTGTACGCATACCAACAGAACACTGGCTAAAGGCAATCTATCTCCCAACATACCATTTCGTAGGAGCAAGACCGACCAAGGTTTGGGGAAAGACGTATGCCTTGATGAAGAAAATGGGACTATTACAAAGGTAAAAGATGACGCAGTTTCAAGGAACAAACTACCCAACCCCATATAACATACCAGTAGATCTTGCGGCCACAAATACGCAACAAGCATTGGAAGATCTTGGTTTACGTGGTAGTTCCACAGAACCAGTAAATCCTCTATTCAACTCCATAGAGTCACAGATAGCACGAACAAATGCAAGAATCGCAAAGTTCTACAGCGATCTGGAAAATGAAACTGGAGGAATAAAGTATAGAGATGCGCTGACTAGCAGCATCAGTAAACAGATGGCACACATTGTCGGAATGAACTACTATGCTAGACCGACACGATTCTACTTTGAAATAGAAGGTCTTGGTTGGCCGCAGAATGAAAGGCTTGTCAGAAACTGCCAAAGTACATCAATACCAGGCAGAGCATTGCAGACACAACCTCTCAAGATTTATGGCCCACCAGTCGAGTATGCATACGAGTCTAACTATTCAAACGAGATTCAGATGACTTTCAGGGTCGGAGAAGACTTCTTCGAAAGAGATTTCTTTGAAGGTTGGATGGGTTCGGTATATTCACCCATGACCGCAGATCTGCTTTATCCAGACTCATACATGACGAATGTACGAATCTATCAACTCGACAAAAGTGATCTCAAAGTCTACTGCACGGAGTTGTACAATGTTTTCTGTAAGTCTATTTCCGATATAGAACTATCAACCGATTCAACCGATCAGATAGAAACCATCAATGTCACCCTATCATATTCCGAGTATCAAGTCATTGGAAAGAGATCTTTTCCATACAATATTCGCAAGGATAGGGGTGAAACCGAAGCGACAAGCACCGTTCAGTCGAAGATAAATGCATCGGTATCGAATGCTCTAGAAATACACAGGATACGGGAGGATAGAGGTTCTCAGAGAATCGGAGATCTTCGACAGGAAATTTTTGGTCAGCAATGAAATGAAATGAAAAGATTCAACATGGAGTAAATAATGTCTTTACCAACGCTGGGAATACCGAAATACAAAATAACGATACCATCAACAAAAAAAGAAACCACCTTTAGACCTTTCCTAGTCAAAGAGCAAAAGGTTCTATACATGGCACTTGAAAGCCAAGATGAACCACAAATGATATCCGCCATGTGCAATCTGATACGCGCGTGTGTGGATGGGGTGGAGCATCCCGAAAAGATGCCCCTGTTCGACATTGAATATCTTTTCGCGAAGGTACGGGCAAAGTCTGTCGGTGAATTGATAGACCTGAAGACAAAATGCCCAAACTGCCAAAAGTCAAACGATTTGACCGTGAATCTTGACGAGTTGGAAGTTCAATTCCCTGAAAGCGTATCAAACAAGATAATGCTAACGGATAAGGTCGGAATAACGATACGATATCCATGCATCATGGACGCAAGACCAAACATGAAGGAAATGACGGTAGAGGAAGTCCTCAACTATGTGATCTCCTCCATTGAAACGGTGTTTGATGAAGAAAACGTCTATACAAGAAAGGACTTTTCTTCAGAGGAAATTCATAAGTTTGTCGAGTCCATGACAAGCAGCCAGTTTGAGTTGATCGGGAAGTTCTATCTCAATATACCCGTACTGAAGAAAGATGTCGCATGTAAGTGTCGTTCTTGCGAAAACGAGTTTGTAGCATCGTTCACGGGACTTCAAGATTTTTTTACATAATGCTCTGTCACGATAGCCTTGCAAACATGTACAACACCAATTTTGCATTGCTGCAACACCATAAGTATTCGTTGACAGAGTTGGAAAACATGATGCCGTGGGAGAGAGAAGTATATGTAAACATGCTGGTGAAATTTATAAAGGATGAAAATGAACGCCTGAAACAGCAACAGGCACAGCAAAGAGCCTGATAAATGCCACTACCAAATCCATCAGCAGCAATCCCACAAAACGCTCCCGCAATGAACGCAAGGGAAAACTATGACCTTGCCGAAGCAGTGCAAACTGGACTCAAGGCTGGATTTCTAAGCGCACAGCAAGGATTCTTTTCAAGAGTGCCTAAAGTGCTTGGTGGTGGTATTCTTGCTGAAAGGGCAGAGTTCAAGCGCAGAGAACTATACGAAAAACAGGGTAGGGATGTTACAACTGGTAGAAAACTCACACAAGAGGAACTTCAGGAAAGGGATGCGAGAAGACGCTCTTACGGAGTCATGGGGGATCTTAGGGATTCGGTCGATGAAATACTCGACATATTGACGACACAATTCGGGCCATCCGCTAAAAGAATAAAAGAAATAGCAAAGACATCGATAACCAAATCGATGATTGTCCCAACTGAATCAACCACACCCTACGAACTTGCGCCAGAGAGTGGTACGACACCCGCTTCGAATTCTCTCGCCGTCGAAGAAAAAATGGACGAGCAAAAAAGAGAGAATGAAAAACTTCAGGAGAATTTGCAAGAAAAAGACCATTCCTTCTTCGAAACTCTTTTTGCAAAATACTTTGCTAGCGAAGGTATTGGTGGAAAAGAAAAGACAACCGAACAACAAAAGGGCGGTGGTTGGCTTTCCACATTAGCGGATTCTCTTAGCATACTGGACGATGTTGCAGATTTGAGGAGAGGCAGAGGCGGCATGAGGTCGCCAAAACCACCACCACTTCCTGGTGCTTCTGTCACACGAAAACCACCATCTCTTCCTGGTGCATCGGCAGCGTCGAAACCAGGTGGGTCGTGGTTGAGTAGAGCATGGGGTGGGATGAAGAACATCGGAAGCAGTGCTTTCAAAGCAGTAAGGGGTGCTGCATCTGGTGTCGCTTCTGGAGTGACAAAATATGGTGGTCAGGCATTGACTGGTCTGAAAAACTTGGGGGGAGTGGCACTAAAAACCGCAATCACTCCATTGGCTAAGGTTGCATTCGCAGCATTAGGACCGCTTCTCACTGGCATCTTTGCTTCATGGAACATATCGAATATAAAGAAAGATCCAACACTATCGCCACAAGAGAAGAAGAAGCAAATAGGAATCGAACTTGGCCGCATGATCGGTTCCTTGCTCGGTGGTGGAGTTGCAGCGATATTGAGCGGTGGTGCGGGTGTCGCAGTCACAGGGCTGCTTGATGCCCTTGGAATCGGACCAGGAGCATTGGGTGCATGGCTAACCGAAAAACTCGGTGGTGAAATGGTTTATGATCTATTCTCTGGTATTCCTGGTATCGGAAGTTTGATCAAGGTGGACGAGAAGATGGAGAATATCGGAGCAGAAGGAACTGCTCCCAATACAGGAAACACAACATCTTCCGAATCATCGAATCAGACAATGAAAACCAGCGATGTGTATGGTTCTCAGGCTGGAATCGGTCAACAACAGAACTTGCAGATGAATGCTGCCGCAGTCCCTGCCACGATGCCATCTTCGGCAGCAACGATGTCCACGCTACAAACCGAAAATTCTATGTTGAAGTCCATACCAACACCCGTGACGGTGGCCGCACCAACCACAAATACGGTGGTGACGAACAACAACAGCACCTCATGGATGTCTTCACTCACGACAACGAGAACTGGTGCGGACTTGGACGAAAGGGCGTTCAGGATGGGTCTTGCCTTCTAAGGCCTGAGATCCGCGATTCCTACTTCGAACTCATGGATGCCATCGTCCATCGTGTAGTAGATCTTGTCGAAGCACTTCACGCACCATGGCATACACTTAGGACAAGGACGCGAGATACGCATCTGTCCATGGCTATTGAAACGAAAGTTCCATAGTTCAAGCCCCTCGCGCCTGTTGCACTTCAGGAAAGCATCAAGTTCGGAATGCACCTCACCGAAGAGGTAGCCGTGCTTGACGGCAAGCGGATGCGTCTTGAAACGATTTACGCCAACGGCAAGGATTCGGTTCTTGTGCAGGATGATGCTGCAATGCTTCTTCCTGCGAGGAATCTCAAGACACTTCGCATAGGCAAAGTCAATCAACTTGCGGTGTTTTTCGGGATCAACCATGATAAAGATTCTTGTCCAATCCCGACACTCCTATTTAGTAGGCTATCGGGAACCACTCTGAAAACATTCTATTTGAATTCAAAAGAATGTTATTGTTGCCTTTGCGAGTAGGGCAAGCACCACCAGTGCGAAGGCAAATATCGCCAGTATCTTGGCAACACCCAATGCTACCATCTGTGCCTCATCGTCGTTGTCATCGTCCTTCATACTCATCACCATACCCTCATATAATGTATGGGTCAAGCCTCACCACGAATCAAATCTTTGGATCGTTTGATTCAGAATGTATTTGAGGGGACAGAAAAACATTCTTTCTCCGATTTCCTTGACTTCACTAAAGTAAACGATACTCTTGTGTCGATGAAGGTCGTGGTGATCTTCAGACCGCACTTTGTTGAGGGAGGGACTCCTCGACGCATAGATATAGGAAGATTGGTGGCTTTGTGAAGTTGTTCCGAATGCTCATAGATACTGACTCCAACCCAGATGACGATGTCCCCATTGTCAAAGGAAAGGAGAAGGGTATAATGGAGGAGAAGGAAATGTTCGAAGGAGTCAGCGACTCCCGTCGAGAGGCACTAATCCACGATCTCATCCTAGTGGTGAAGTCGGCAATGACGAAGGTGAATGCGAGGGAGCAACTTTGGTGCGATATCCTTGCCAAGACCGAAAGTGACATTCGTAGGATCGTGAACACCACGATCCGTTGAAGGAGTTGAATCATGAAGATGGAGTTCGATCACAAGTTCACGGCAGCGTTCAAGACATTCATGGCAAGCCTCAAGACGCTTGTCGAGTCTTCGACATCAACCAGCACCGCAGACTACGAGGAGGGATACAAGTACATTCGTGTCGTGCTTGTCTCCACGGATCACAACGGCATTCAGAAGAAGTCTGCGTGGGGATTCATCGACAAGCGGACTGCGGACATCTTCCGTGCCGCGAGTTGGAAGGCTCCGTGCCTCAACCACATTCGCGGAAACCTCTATGATGAGGACAATGGTCTGAAGCATTGCCATTGGACTGGTCCTGCGTACATATGGGCAATAAATGAATCCAAGAAGGAGGCAGTCGCGGCTCAACCCGCTCCCGAAGGAGGAGTCTAATGGGCTACAGACTGCACATTGACATTCCGCTGAACCTCACCGAAGATGACGCAATCAAGGACAGCCTTGCGATCATGTCTGCCATCGAAAACATTCTGATGTCGGGTGTGAAGACCGAAGCCGATACCATCAACTATCGTCTTGGTCATGACGATGATCGGCAGAAGTCTAACTATCTCGACAAGAATGAGAAC